CTAGCCATTTTTTAACCTCGTCTTTCGATTGCCTTTGCTCTGGCGAAGCCAAGATACGGTTTCGCCTTGAAATAAATTTCTGAGTTTTCTGGAAATTGCCCCCACATATCCAAACGGGGCGAGCACATCCATGATGATGATCTCCTCACCACGGCACCAATCATCGGGGTGTACTTTGTATTCACCATTTAAAAAAGCTTTGGCGGTATCCGGATCCATAAACGCCCAGGACGCCCATGCTACGATGGTGCCATTGTCCTCAACCCAGATGTGTTGACCCAACCGCAGCGGCGGCACAATGCACCGCAAAACCGTTGCCACATCAAAGCTGCAGTGTTGCGCAGAACAATTCATCAAAGCCAAAACATCTTCTAACCGGCATCGATCCGCGGTCGGTTTTACAGACTCGATATCTTGTGTTTGATTCACCTCAAGTCCGGCGCAGGGCAAAGGTTTTTCAACATCACCGGTTTGCACCTTACTTTTCCTTCCACGTCTTCAGCCCCTTTTCGGCGGTGCGGCCAACCACATAACCCCCAACACCAAGTTTAAGCAGGTCCCACATGTCGGGCGGGATGTCGGCGGCTGGCGTGTTGAAGATGGGCACAATAATGTAATTGTTGGCGATGATGACGCCGAACATCACCATCAACAGCGGTCGCCAATTGCGTTGCAGCCAACTTTCGCCCTGGGCTTCGGCGACGATGATGCTCGCCGCCGCTTCGAGCTCCTTCATATTGCCCGACAGCGCCAATTCATTGAGGCGTGCTTTGATTTGAGTGGCTTGATCTTTGTCTTCGACAGCTTTGTCGACAACTCCCAAAAGCCCTGTCAACAAGGGGCCTATGATGGCGGGCAGCATGATGTTCTCCTTCACGCCCAAACGTTATTCAACATCGTTGTAAAACAAGTGATGGCCGATTTCGGCGCATGCCGGCCGGCCCCGCGACCATGGCGGCATCACGTGTTCCGCATGGTAATGAGTGGCTCCGCGCGTTGGATCATCCAGGCACCCCGACACCGCGCGCCGCGCAATGCGCAAACAGGTGTCAAACACCCGGTGTCCCGGTTCTACGCTTAAGATTTTGGCGCGGTTGGGGTCGTTTTCATTCCAACACGAAAATTGCCAAGGTTTCAGGCACACCTGTTCGATGGAATGACCCCACCAATACCCCCCACGGTGTTGGGCACGCCGCACACGGTTTAAAATCACACAGGCCACGGCTTCTTTGCCACGCACGGTTTCCCCACGGGCTTCGCCATAAAGGGTCCGTGCCAGGATATCGACTTCACGGTTACGGCGTGTTTCCCGGTTGGTTTCCGCTTTCAACACCGCCGTATCAAAGAGTTTCTCCGGTGTGTTCATTTTCCGCCTCCCACCCGATCTGATCGGGTGATGTCGAGTTTTTCTTCTATACGGATCAGATGCCCCGTCAGGCGTTCTTCCACATCGCGCAGATACGAAATGGAGGCATAACTTTTCGCCACATCCAATTTGTAGGCGTCCAGGTTTTCACGCAGATGCGCAAGCCCAACCTCTGCAGCGTGGCGCACTTCATCAATTTCATCTTGGGCGACGCGATAATTGCGCCAACCGATCCAAAACAATCCTGCCAACGCGGGCAATTCAACGGCCGTGATCCACCATATGAGATCAAAGCCCGGTGCGGTTTGCATGTGGGTCTCCTTTATATTTCTATCTGCAAACAAAAAGCCCCCGCAATTGCGGGGGCTGAAAGGGCACTTTGATCGTGTTCAAAGATCAAAGTTGGTTTTGGCGGTAAATGCCCCACCACCACCGGACCAACCGGGGCGGGTCATCGGTGGGTGCGCATTGGGGTTACGTGGAAGTCGCACCGGTTCGGCCAACAAACACCCCGCCACAGCATCCAAGCCATCGTCGTGTGCCTTCGATGCCCTGTTCATTGAGGGGCGCCATTCCCGCATTTCGGTGATAAACGGTGTTGCCTGTACACTTTCATGCACATGGATACGCCCCGCCGAAAGTGGCGCATCAAATGCTTCCAGGATGCGGCGATCCTTAGCCACGTTGGAATATTTTTCCAACACCGCGCACACCACGCCTTGCGTATCCATTTCCCGCCGTAACAATCCCGGCAGAAATTTACCAATACCATTGCTTTCCAGGGTCAAAGACGGCAGATGAAGATCACGCACAAACGCCACCGCTTGGCGGCACAATTGTTGGGCTTCGGACACCTCATCGACCAAAGCCGGATCATGGGTCATGTACGCCACCCGGTGCAACCAGTACCGCCCATCTTCGGACGTGTAGACACATGCCAAAACGGATGCATCACCGCGTTCTGGCGCGCCAAAGCTGGGATCCCACCACGCGCTGGCGGACACCAAGCGCCGTTCGCCCAAACTCAACACCGCCTCACCGTTCATTTCGGCATAGCTCAATTCTTCGTCATAAGACACCAACAAGTCCGCATCCAAACGACCTTCGGCAATGTCCACGGCTTCAAGCAGCATCTGGGATCGAAACTTATTCGGCCCGGTGCGCCGCCGAATGGATTCTATTTTCTGTTTGGGAAACCGCACCGGCCACACGGAACGCCCGCGTTTGTCATAGATCGGAATTTCCAATCGCTTGAAGTCTGCCAAGTATGGTCTGTCCTCACCCGCATCACGGCGCGGAACTTTGGCATAAATGGTATAAAACGTGTGCGGTGTACCGACATAAAGCTGCAACCCACCCGGCACCAAGACATAGTCGATTTCATCCAGGCGTTCGCGCAGGTCTTCGCGTTTTTGCACGGTATCGGATGTGTTGGGGACCTCCACATCGTCACAAATCACCACGTCGGCACGTGATCCCGTGATGTTGGCCACAATGCCCTTGGCCAACATCGACGGGTCACGCAATTCACTGTCACGATTGACCGTAAATTGATCCGATGCCCACTGGTCCCGGCTTTTGGGTTTTAGCCCTGCGCACGCCGGATGGCGTTCGATGACACGTTTGACATTGCGCGTCATTTTTCGCGCCAATGCCAAATCGGCCGCCAACACCATAATGCGCAAACTGGGATTGCACGCCAAAAGCCAGGCACAAAAAAGGCCGACCAAAGTCGACTTCCCAGAATTGCGAAACGCCATCAAAAGCAGTTCACGATCTTTGTCCTGCCAACTGCTTTCCAACCATGCGGATATGGTTTTGTGGTGGCCAGGGGTGGTGAGGTTTTGGTCCTTGTTCCAGGTTGCGACAAATTCAGCGAACGCCAAAGCGGCATCGGGGGGGGATTGGTGTTCTTCCATATACCCCCCTCACAAACCCGGGAACGTCATGGGCGATCTCCTTTCTTATGGGTTTACAGCATCAGCGCGCCGTATTTTCCTTCGGCCCTTGTGGTTGGCCGATCATCACGTAGACGTACTTACCGCCACTGGCGTTTGTCTGAGGGTCATTTTCACGATGTTTTATTCCAACAGCTGTGAAATCCATTTCAGAAACAGTTAAATTACTTTCGGCAGCGGAACTATCCGGATCAAGACACGCAACAATCGGGTTATGCGGGTCGCATACACTACCGCGTAACATCCAAATGTCAGTGCGCTTAAACAGCATCCAAACCAGTGAAACCAGGTATCATACAATTGCACCTTTAACATTTGGCGACGTATTCCCACCAAGCCATGTAAGCGTATTGCCATTTTTGTTGATTGCATTACCAGCAGCACCACCTACGTTGTGTTCACTGGCCGGAACCCATGTTGCCACAGAAGTAGTACCGGGTTGGCCTGGGTCACCTCCATCACCACCAAAAGAATCATGCACGTTATCAAAAAAAGATCCTTTTCCCCCTGCTATTGCGGTAGCCACTGTGGGTTGTGTTGTGGCTGGTGAAGCGCCGCCCACGTAATCACCAATTTCTGTACCAGCTCCTGCGCCGCCAATCATAGAAGTCATGCCATAAAAACATGATCCACCAGCACCAGCACCACCCCAAATTTCACCTGAGCTATTATCAATAGTCGTTGGGATGATAACATTTAAGGCCTCACCACCCGCACCACCTGCGGCATTATACACCGCCTTACCGCCCTTACCCTGAATGCGGCCTTTGTTAACAATTTTCAAAGTTGATCCGGTAGGAAGCGCGCCACTTGTAAACGCAGGCGTTGCTGTAGACGTCGATCCAACAATCACACCTGCATCAATGATCACCTCAACAGAAACAGGATCAATTGGCGAGCCCAATGCAACGAATACATCATAATCGTTCACACTTGTGGTGATGCTTAGTTCGGCACCCGTGATGTTTTCCCGAAGAGAATTCATCACTATTGGATTAAAGAATGGGGACATTACACAAGCCCTCCTGAGTAACTCAACGAAACCGTGGTGCCATCCGTGATGTATCCAACAAGGTAAACCCCAGCCGTAGATAGATTGGTTTCACAATCAGCATCGGCTTCACACTCGGCCCCAAGGGTCACGACATAACCGCCTGAGTTATCTAAGCGAATGATTCCAGATTGACCATCAGCTTCATTTGTAAATTGAAGCGTGATTGCACTTGTAGGGGTACATTTAAAATGATGACCTAAGTTGCAATCAAATGAACCGTCATTATCAACCACAAATGGTGAACGTTGCGAACCTGACCAGACACCCGCCACCGTTCGGTCAAGCGACATGGTCGAACCCGATTTTGACAACCCATCGCCCGCCAAGGTTTGCGATTGCACATTGGCGATCCAATTGTCGGGTGTGTTGTCGTCGGCGATGAATTCCACAACTTCTGTGTCGGCAGACAACACATAGTTTGCGGCGGCTCCGTTGATCTGATCAGTCCCGTCGCGCACGATGGTGGCGGCATGACCCGTTCCCGATTGCTGAAAACCGAATAATATGCCCTCGTCTGCACCGATAGCAGGCAGGTTGACGGTAATGGCGCCGCCCGATACATCCAAAACGTAATAAGTGCGGTTGTTGGCGATCTCGATATTATGGGTGCCCGCAGTCAAAGTCGTGACCGTGGTATATTGCAACGACTGACCTTGACCATCAGAGATCTGTTGCAGCACTGCCGTGTGATGATCCAGTTCATAATTGATCAACTTGGCCCGAAAATCATCGGGCACAAGATAATCGCTGGTGCGTTGAATGGTCAGGTTCCGTCGTAACGTCACCACAACACCGTTGGCTGGCGGCGTCACAAATGTAATCGTACCACCGGATACGTTCCCGGCACCCACAACCGTGTAGTCGGTCGTCATGGTTTTGAGTGTGGCATCTTCGTAAACATCAATATCGGTATCCTTAAATATGGGGAACGGATACGTGAAGACCGTCTGAACTCCATCGGCCGTATATTGAATGCGTGGTGATGCGATAGCAGTTTGAGTGTAATTATCCATGGTCTAATGTACTTTCCTTACTGAGTTAAAAAGGGTTTTGACATGCATGAACGGCTCGACCAGCCCACGCCGTGTCAAAGGTGACTTATTCAATAGAGTTGAGTTTTGCTGCGGAATAAAACTTAGGAACTTGTGAGGGTCAGACCCCTTAGGGGGCCTTTGCCTTCACGCCAAACAACTTTCATCGTGCAGGATTTTCCTTCGGCCCTTGTGGCTGGCCGATCATCATGTAGATGTACGTACCGCCACTGGCGTTCACTCTTGTATTTGTTCCACGGAGCTTTAGACCAACGGCCACAGCATCTGTTGTGCTCGCACTGACCTCGGCACTATTATCATCTGCCCATAATTCGTTCGTCATGGGGTTATATGGATCGCGTACAATATCTTTAATGGCCCACTGATAACCAGCACCGCCCACATCTGTACGTTTTGTCATGTACCAAACCGGTGAAATCATTTCATTGACAAAGGGTCCATCTGCTGAGCCATTGCCAGTGTAAGAACCAATTTTGATGAAGTCAGACGGGGCAAAGATGTAGGCGACATACTTTTCACCACTGGCATTAACCGCACCATTGGTGCCAAGTGTAATAAGTTGATCTGTGGGAGCGGTGTCGTTCCATACGGTAGACACCAGCACAAAGGCGTTGGTATTGTCCAGGTTTCCAACCTTAGTCCAACCTTCAGCGTCGTGCCCAACTGCCCAGGTATTAGCAATACTAAGCGTTTTAATCATCACCATCCCCGGTTTAACCCCAAGACTATGCGGAATGGTCGTCCCCGCCACACCGTTGCCCATGTAGGTGACGATGCTCATCCCAAGCGTATCGTTGTAAATTTCCTTAGACGGTGTGATGGTCGGTGAACCGGACCAACCGCTTATTTTGGTATTGGGGAGGTTGGCGAACCAGCCAACGTAATCAACGCCAGAACCGTTCACCCAGGTTCCGCCAACCGAGCCGTTTTCAAGGGTGGGCACACCGCTACCGTTAAAGGCGACGCCACCATAAGAACCGTATGATACCTCTTCAGCATCTATCACATGTGAGTG